ACAGCGAGAGACCAAGGTCCCATGCGTCTACTGGTACAAGATCAATGGGATTGAGATCCTAGAAGAAACCGAGTGGGTCTCGAAATGGATTCCGATCATCCCCGTCTATGGCGATGAGTACGTCGATCCGAACACCGGCAAAGTCATCCGCGAAGGCATCGTCAGAAACGCCAAAGACGCGCAGCGGATGTACAACTACTGGACCTCTGCCGAGACCGAGACGATTGCGCTCGCTCCGCGTGCACCCTTCATCGGCGCCGAAGGTCAGTTCAAGGGCCACGAAGACAAGTGGCGGACTGCGAATCGCAGAAGCCACGCCTACCTCGAATTTAAGCCCGTAAGCCTCAACGGCCAGCCAGTCTCACCGCCTCAGCGTCAGGTCTTTGAGCCGCCAGTTCAGGCCATCACGCAAGCCAAGGCGATGGCTGCCGACGACATGAAGGCGACAACGGGCATCTTTGATGCGGCTCTCGGCAACAAGAGCAACGAATCGTCTGGCGTCGCCATTCAACGCCGAAACTCTCAGTCTCAGACGTCCAATTTTCACATCATCGACAACCTCACGAAATCCCTCCGCCACGCAGGCCGTATCTTGGTCGATGCGATTCCCAAGGTCTACGACGGCGCCCGCGCCTCTCGCGTCATTGGCGATGAGGGCGATCACCGCATCGTGATGCTGAACCAGCCCTTTGTCGATAAGGGCAAGCCCGTTCTCTACGACATGAGTGTCGGCGAGTACGACGTGACCGTTGACGTTGGTCCAAGCTTCGCGACCAAGCGCCAGGAAGCCGCAAGCTCGATGCTTGAACTCTCGAAGTCCGTGCAGGTCATCGGACAGGCCGCGCCCGATCTTATGATCAAAAGCATGGACTGGCCGGGCGCTCAAGAGATCGCCGACCGGGTCAAGAAGGTCCTCCCGCCCGGGCTTACGGATGATCCGAAAGACCAGCAACCCATTCCGCCTCAGGTGCAGGCCCAGATGCAGCAAATGGGTCAGCTGATCCAGCAGCTTCAGAAGGATCAGGCGGATCTTCTGGCTGAGCGCGAGCAGAAACTCGTTGAGATCGAATCCAAGGAGCGCATCGCGTTTGCCGAAATCAAGAGCAAGGAAATGATCGCTCTTGCCACAATCGACGCCAAAGACTCGATCGAGCTTCTCAAAGCCGAGATCGCGGGCACGCAGCACCGCCTAGATCTCCTACACGCTCAGGCCGCTCTCAGCGCCTCCCCAGAAGAACCCGAAAGTTCAGGTCCTAACTCCGCGCAATCGGAGCTCCAGGGCCAACCCTCTACCGGCGGAGCATCACCGGGCATGCCTGGCCCCGCGCCAGGCCCATCCATGGAGCCCTAAACCCATGCGCATCGAGATCACGTCCACGACCGACACCGCTCAAAACGTTCAGGCCGCACTCGGAAACACAGAGGCTGCCAAAGCGCCAGACAGTGCCGGGAAGTCGAGTGCATCTCCTGAATCCGCGACGACGAGCAACTCGACGTCAAAAGATGGGGCTACGGAGTCGGAACCCGAAGCCAAGGAAGTAGTGCAAGCAGGCGCAGACGATCAAGACACGGGCGAAACCGAGTCAGGCTCTGATGAGTCAGGCGAGGACAAGCTCGATGCTGCGAGCAAACCCAAGAAGCAAAGCGGAGGCTGGCAGAAGCGGATCGATAAAAAGACCCGCGAAGCCGCCGACGCCAGGCGAGAAGCGGAATACTGGAAATCTCAAGCACTTAAAAATGCTGCGGCCGAAAAGCCAACCCAGGAAACCGCGACTAAGCCCGCTGCCGATAACGCCGGAAAGCCGGATCCAGCCAAGTTCGAGACCCACGCCGAGTACGTCGAGGCAGTTGCGGACTGGAAGGCCGATCAGAAGCTCAAGGCGTTTCAGGCTGAGCAGGAAAAGGCCAGGCTCTTGTCCGAGCATCAAGCCAAGCAAAAGGCTTATGCCGACAAGATACAGGCTTTAGCCGAGAAGCATGAGGACTTCCAAGAGGCGCTCGAAAGTGTCGCGGACATCCAAATCCCCGCGCACATCAACGCCGCCCTTTTGGAGTCTGATTTGGGTGACGAGCTCACCTATGAGCTCGCCAAGAACCGCGAAGAGCTAGAACGAATCGTCAAGCTCTCCGCGATCTCGGCTGCTCGTGAGATCGGCAAGATCGAAGCCAGAATCGTCTCGCGCACGCAGAAGCCTACTCCCTCACAAGAAACCAAAAAAACAACCAAGGCTCCGAAGCCGCTCGAACCCGTGGGTTCCAAGGGCGCGTCGACAGACAAAAGCATCTACGACGCCGCTCAAATGACCCAGAAGGAATACGAGGCGGTCCGGGCCAAGCAGCGCGCAGAGGCCCAACGCTCGGCCTAACTCCGCGCAGGAGTAGGTAATGTCTAACTCGTTACTCAATATCTCCATGATCACTCGCGAGAGTCTCATGGAGTTGAAGTCCCAGCTTTCGTTTGCTGCCAACGTCAATCGTCAGTACGACGACAAGTTCGCAAACGAAGGCGCCAAGATCGGTGCCACGATCAACATCCGAAAGCCTGTGCGCTTTCAGGTGAACAGTGGCGCTGCCCTCGTCGTCCAGGACGTCGTGGACCAGTACTCGCCTCTCGTTCTGGATCAGCAGCAGCACGCTGCCTTCCAGTTCACCTCGAAGGACCTGGCTCTTTCGATCGAAGAGTTCCGCGACCGCTATATCAAGCCTGCGATCACGGCGCTCGCCAACAAGATCGATGCCGACGGTACTGCGAAGTACACCGACATCTTCAACTGCGTGGGTACCCCGGGTACTGCTCCGACGTCGCTTGCGACCGCCCTCCAGGCCGGCCAGAAGCTCGACGAAAGCGGCGCGCCGGTCGATGAGCTTCGTTCGCTCGTCGTGCCTCCGTCGCTCCAGGTTGACTTCCTGAGTGCTGGCCTTTCGCTCTTTAACGACCAGCAGGAACTCTCCAAGATGTTCAAGCGCGGTCGAATGGGTAAGGCCTCGGGTTTCACCTGGGCGATGGACCAGAACATGCCGACGCATGTCACGGGTCCTCTCGGTGGAACGCCGCTGACCGACTACGCCTCTCCGGCTTACGTTGCGGGTACCGCGACGATCAAGACCAAGGGCTGGACGTCTTCGGCTGCTGCCAGACTGAAGAAGGGCGATGTGATCTCGATTGCTGGTGTGAACGCGGTCAACCCGCAGTCGCGCCAGTCGACGGGCTCTCTCGCTCAGTTCGTCGTTCAGTCGGACTTCAGCTCGGACGGCTCGGGTAACGGCACGATCACGATCGACCGCGGCCTGTACGCTTCGGGCCAGTACCAGAACGTGGACGCTCTGCCGGCTGACGGTGCGGCGATCACGATCTTCGGTAGCGCCTCGAGCTACGCCAGCAAGACGTCCCCTGTCGGCATGGCCTATCACCGCGACGCCTTCGTGCTCGGTATGGCCGACCTCGCTCTGCCGGGCGGAGTCGACATGGCGGCTCGTGCGTCTGACA